GCACCTCGGAGCGCAGGCCGGTGTCGGTCTTCAGGTCGCTGTGCTCGGCAAGAAAGCTGTTGTAGCTCTCCTCGGCCTTGACCTGCTCGTACTCCCGCTTCATCGGCTCAAGCACAGCCTGCAGCCGCTTCGTGACCTCGGCCTCGATGCGCGCCGCGATGGTCGACTCGTTGAACGGGTCGTACTCGGGAAGCGATTCGGGGACCTTGAGCTCAGCGTGTCCCTTGAGCAGCGCTTCACGCTCTGCCAAGAAGTTCTTGCGCTCGGTGGCAAGCTCCTGCGTCTTCTTGGTGTAGTCGCTCTGCATCGACTTCATGAGCTGGCGAATGTCGGGCGGGACTTGCTTGAGAGCATCCGCCCAGGACAGGCCGCGCCGCTCTGGCTTGCCTTCGGCCTCGACTTCGAGCTCGACTTCGGAGGCCTCGACTTCTGGCGCCGCGGCATCGGCATGCAGCGTCGTGGCCTGGTCAAGCACAGCTTGAGCGGTTGACGGTTGGCTTGGCGCACTTGCGTTCGGAGTGGTCACGATGGACTTCCTTGCGTGGGGGTGATGTCAGTCTTGAGCCCAGGTCGCTCGCTTGCGGCTCACATCGCCAGCCCTGAGCACGTAGCTGTCGTAGTAGCCCTTGTTGAAGCCTGGAGCGATCTTGAACCGCTTGCGGCGCCCAAACGCATCCTTGGGTTCGAGCACTTCAAGGTCACGGATGCGCCCAACGATGAACGTCCGCCAACCTGGCATCTGCCCGTTGGCGCGCTCGCTCGGTGTCGCGTCGGCCCGCCTGCGCAGCGTGTTGCTCTGCGAAGCGCTTTGCGGGTCGATGTACATGTGCAGGTACGGTAGGCCGTTCGGGCCGTAGAACAGCGCGTGCGGGTTGCCGACGCGCAAGCCCTTCACGCCGATGACGGAGCCATCCCGCCGCACCCATAGGTCGGTGTACTGGAAGCGCACGGGAAGCATCTGGTCGATCGCTTCCTCAAGGCCGAGCATCGCTGAAACAGTCCCACCGACGCCCTCTTGCCGCAGAACCGTGAAGCTCTGCGGAACAACGCGCCGCTGGTTGGCTCCAGCGAAGCCGAACGCTTCGGCGACTGTGTTGACCAGCGCCGATTCAGCGGCCTTCTTCGCAAGACCACCGACTGCGCTTGTGAGCGTGCGAAAGAAAGCCATCGTGAACCTCAGCGCATGCGGGAGCGGAACAGAGCGTCAGGACTGGGCTTCTTCTTGACCTCGATCTCGACTTCGCCCTCTTCGCCTTCTTCGCCCTCGCCCTCTTCCATCATGCCCTCGACCTCGACTTCGCCCCGCTTCTCCATCGCCATCTCTTCGGCGAGCGGTTCGGCCTGCTCTTGGTCGACTTCCAGGAAGGCCTTGAAGCGGGGATCGTTGGCGAGGCCCTTCAAGTGGGCAGTGATGACCGTGAGCTCCTTGTCGCCCTTGATGTCGCTGAGCTCGACCGGGATCGGCTTGCCGTAGTCCTGCGCCATGGCTGCGACCATCGCCAAGAACCGCACATCGTCTGGCTCAAGCTGCGCGACAGGACCGGTGTACTCTTCGACCTCGACGCCCTCGATGCCGATGGCCTGCAGCACGCTGGCGAGAGTCTCGGCGAGCGCCTTGACCACCTTCGGGCTGTAGGGCCGGTCTGGCTTCGGAACCATGGCGGCAAGCTCCATGCCGACCATCTCGTCGCTGTCGCGCGCGGCCTTGCTCAACTCACCGGGAAGCTTGGTCATCACTTCAAGGGGCATCTCAGACTCCTTCCATCGGAAGCGGGGCGGGAGCCCCTTCGGGGGTGGGGGGCTGTGCGGCTTCGACCGCCTTCGCGAAGGCTTCGGGCAGCTGGTAGGCGCGCACGAGCTCGGCGAGCACAGCTTCGCGCGGGGCACCGAGCGAGAGCAGCAACGGCGCCAAGCGCTCAAGGCTCTGCTGTCGAGCCATGTCGCTCATCGGCGTAGTGCCTGCGTCGACAGCCCAGTAGCTGAAGTCGCCGGTCAAGTCGTCTGCGCTCAGGTTGGTGGGGCCGACTGGGTTGGGCAGCGCAAGCGGCTCCGCCTCATCGCCCAAGACCACCGATAGGATGATGTTGTAGGTCGATGCGATGCCGGTGATCACGCTGTCTCGGATACGCGCCATCCTCCCGATCTCGGAGCTCGTGTAGGCAGCCAACAGCTGTTGCTCGGTCGCTGTGCTCTTCGTGACCTCGCCCCGCGTGAACGGAGCCAAGAGACCAGCGTCCCGGATGTCGCTGTCGACCGTGACAGCGTAGGCAGCGATGTCGCCTGGAATCGGAGCCTGCGGAACCGGCGTCATGTTGCCGTCGAGCGGTTGACCTGGCTGCAGGTCGACCTCGATCATCTCCCCATCGAGGCCCTGTGCGATCTTCGCAGCCGCATCCTCGGACAAGAAGCCAGCGCGAACCATCCATTGCCGCGCCATGCGCCGGACGCCCTGCGCTTGGTAGCTGCGGATAAGGTTCATCTCTCGGAACTGGTCACGACTCCGAGCGAGCAGGCTGTAGCCGCGCAGCGGCGTGTCAGGATCGCGGGAGAAGTAGAGCGGGATCAACGGAACGACAGGCCGACCGCTGGCGCTCTTGAACGGGATGCCCGTGGTCTCGTGTTGGAGCTCCGCTTCGGGCGCGCGCTCATCGGCCGCTGCAGTCGCTTCGAGGGCGCCGATCTGAACCTTGACGCCCTGGAAGACGAACGTGTCTGGCTTGCGGAAGTCCTCGCTCCACACGAGCAGCTTGTCGGCCTGCAGGTCGTACATCTCGACAATGCGCACGAACTTCTCGTTCGTCGGCACGCTGCTGTCGTTGGGGTTCAGGCCGAGCATCGTGCGACCGCCGATCGTCGAGCTGGCGTCGATCCACTTCTGGTAGACCCGAGGCGAGAAGTCAGTCTCGGGCCGGTCGTACCGCACCGCCGCTTCTTCAAGCGGCATCAAGTACACATGCCCGACGTAGCGCTGTTGGTCCCAAGAGCAGGCCGTCGCGTCGACGATGACCTCCCAAGGCGGAAGCGCAGCGGAAGCGACGCGCTTGAGCGGGTCAACGCTCTCGACTGGGCTGAGCTTGATGAACGAGCACGGGTAGATGAGCGCAAGCCGGGTCGCGTCTTCGAGCTGCTCTCGGATCGTGAGCAGGTACAGGTTCGCGGTTGCCTCGGCAACGTCTGCATTGCCGCGCGCGCGCACATCTGGCTGTACGAAGACGGCCGGGTTCTTGGCGTAAAGCGAGCCCAGGTAGCTCTCGACAACCGCATAGGCCTTCGGGACCTCGGTGCGCAGCACGCCCTCGACAACGTTCTCTTCCTTTGCCCAGAAGTCGGTCATGTACAACCGACGTAGCTCGCGCATCTCTTCGCGCCGGTTGGTCCAGTACAGGTCGTGTTGACCGACGATGTCGGCAACGTGCGCAGGTGTGAGCATGGGACCTCAGAAGGGCAAGGCAGCGGAGCGGATGCGCCGCGCGCGGGAAGCTGCGAGCAGGTCGTCTATCCGCGTGCGCCCAGACTGTAGCGCGGTTGTGCGCCAGCTTGACGGCACATCACGCAGGCAACGGTAAGCCAGGGCCATCGCCATCGCCGCATCATCGTGCGCTCCCTTGGGCGCCTCTGGCGCAACCTTCCCCACTGGGATCGTCAAGCTGCGGAGCTCAAGCCAAGTCGGCCGATCGAGCATCTTCACGAGCGGCAACGACTCGCGCAGCGTGTCGAACGCATCGAGCTTGCTCTGCAGCGTCGTGACCCAAGGCTTGCCCGTCTTTGGGTCGCGCCACTGTGCGTTGTAGCCGCAGGACTGGAGCTCAAGCAGCAACGCATGGCCGTGGTTGTTGCTCTCGGCCAACATGAGCGCTTGGTTGTACCTGGTCGCGACCTGGATGCAGCGATGCGCCCAAGCCGAAGGGGTGACCTTGTTGTTGCGCTCGGTGTAGACGACTTGCGACGTCGCAACCGACACGACGCACAGCGCGCTGTAGTCGCCACCAACGCCGCCACCAACGTCTACACCCATGACGTAGCGATCGTGCGGGTGAGGCTTCTCGATCTCTCGCCCTGCGTTCTCTCCATGCAGCGCGTGTTCGAGCACGTTGACCTGCGCAAGCAGCTCGTCGCCGTAGTAGCCGCCCTCGCGCTCAAGGAAGCAGTCATCAATCGAGGCCGGGTACTCCCGCCTGAACTTGTGCTCGCTTCCCAGCCGAGCACATGTGCGGCGCCTCCAGTGGAGCTGGCCAAGACTCAGGCCGTAGGCTTCGCGCTGTGCCTTCTCCGCATCGGTCAGACTCGCCTCGAAGTCGGCCGGGATGAGCGCAGGCCCGTCCGCGTAGGCTGGATGCTCATGCCAGAACATCGTGAGCAGCGTCCATCCGTTCTCAGGCGCGCCGCGAACGAGCGAGCTGTAGAAGTCGGCTGGGTTGTTGGCGGTCGACTCGACGATGAGCAGGCCATCCCCTACTGCAGCGTCGACCTGCGCCAGAACTTCTTCGAGGTCGGGAGCGTATGCAGCCTCGGAGATGAGCGCAGCCGCTGGCGTGAACGAACGCAGGCCGGTCTGAGAGCGGCTCGTGAAGGCCTGCAGGCTTGCGCCGGTGTCGCCGTACACGAGGCGAGCTCGTGCACGGGTCTCGACAGGCCTGGTCAACAGCGAGGGCAGCTGGTCAAGCCAGCGCCGGTTGTCATCGAGCAGCATGACCGCGCTGTCATCCCGCATCGAGATGACCGCATGCATCGCAGCGTGCGGAGTCGTGTAGGCCTTCCAGTGCATCACCATCTTGGCGCCGGTTGTCGCTGCGACTTGTCGCGCCTTGAGGATGAGGATGCGCTTGTGCCCAGCCTTGACCGCATCGAAGATCTTGGTCTGCATCGGGAGCGGCGTGAACGGGACAAGGCGCTTGCTGTCCTTGTCCTGCACACGATGCAGGCGCGCGAACTTGTCGACGTCGCCGACCAACGCGGCAACCGCAGAGCGATGCGGAATCGGAACCGCACCGGGGACGAACGCGGCAACCATCAGCCGACCACACGCAGCACAGCTTCAAGCTCCGCCATGGCCTGCTTCGTGCCCTCGGTCTTCGGCTGCGACTTCGCGAACTCGTAGGCCTTGTCGAGCGTCCACTGCGCAGCTCGCACCGCAGTCGCGTTGCCCTCGCCCGCTTCGAGCGTCTCGCGCAGCAGCTGCAGAGCACGCTCGGTGAGCACGGGCAACGCGGCCTCGATGAGCAGAACCGGGTCGGGAGGCGGAGGGGGCTTGGTCGCCTTGTACCAGTCCGCCCACTTGTAGAGGTTGTCGACGCCCCAACGCTGGTAGACAGCGTTTTCGTATGTCACTCCCGCTGCAATCGCGGCCCTGTGGTCTTTTTCGTTGTCGACCATCCAAGACACGAGGCGCTTCTGCGCATTGGTCAGCTCTTCCCAGCTCTGCGGCTCTTGGCCGTTGGGAAGCTTGATCACGGGCCTTTTGAGCGTCATCGGCAATCCTGCGTGCAGGGTGCTGCCCACCGACATCGCCATAACAACGGCGCGACGGCTGCTGCTTACAGCATACCGCCGCGCCTCCGCTGCGCCCACTTGCCGTCTACTTGTTGGCTACTTGACAACGTGCTCGCCCCGCTCGATGGCATCCGCCCATTGCCAAGTGCTGCCTCGGCCTTCATCCTCGACTGCACGCAGCCAAGCCAGAACCGCAGCGCGCTCACTCTGCGCACCTGCACTTGCGCCCTCAGCTCGTGCGGAATCGATGATGACAGCCTCACGAGCGCCCGCTGTCTCGCACCACACGCTGCACCATAGGCGCGGCGCGGAATCATAGTCCTGAAAGTTGCGCCCACATTCCGCGCACTTCATGACGTACCGCATCACCGCACCGCCTTGACGGCCGGGCCGACGGTCCAGACATGCTCGACAGGCTTCGCGGCCAGCTTGGGGCGCTTGGTGCAGGGGATCGCCGCAGCTTGCGGCACGCTCGGTGCGCAACGGCCCTCAAGCTGCATCTCCCACAGCACAAGCGCTTCGGCCTTCTGCACTGCGCCGCTCTGCTGAAAGTCCCACTCGGCCTTCTCCATGTCCTGTCTCGTGAGCTCGTCGATGTGCGCCTCGACCTTGTCGACAGCGATGGCGAAGGCAACTGCGAGGATGGTGATGATGCCGCGTGCGGCTTTGTCGATGTCAGTCATGGTTGACTCCTGTCGTTGCCGCGCGGCATGCGCAGGCATGCCGGAGCATACTTTAGCATACTTGTTCTGTCCATCTCCCTTCACAATTCTTTTTGCGATGGCTGCTGCGATCTTGTCGGGAGCGTCGACGTATTGCCGCTTCTTGTCGCGTTGCGGCGGTTCAGGTTCATCACCGAGCAGTCGACCAAGCCAAGGCACCTCGCCCTTTGCCCACTTGACCAGGTCTTCGGGATCGCCTTCGCGCAGCGCATGCGCGCGCCTGCGTTCGAGCTCGTTGCGGAGCTCGGCTGCAGCTGTCAAGTCCGGCTTGACAGTCCACGACCCGGACTCCAGCTGATTCCAGCGGACCCAGACTTCACCGACGGCCTTCGTGGCGCGATCACCGAGGATGCGACGCGACACAGCGCTGCGGATCGCGCCTGGCTTGACCCAGTCGTTGCCCTCGCACACCTTGAGCAGCGTGTGGCGTGCGGCCTTCTCGTTGAGGCCTCGCATCTCAAGCCAGACGTTCACCGCCTCGTCGATGTCGCTCCGGCCGATGTTGCGCTCGTCGTGTGGCGCTGTGCTGTTGTGGCGCTCTGCCAGCGCGCCAAGGTTGTCCTGTAGCCAGCTGATCATGCTCTTAGAAGATCTCGTCATAGTCGCCATCCTCCATCGGTTGCATGCGTGAACGCGCGCGATCAGCCGCAAAGCCGTCGACGGCCGCCCATCGTTCGACCCAAGCTGGCTCCTGCTCGCCAGCTGCAATCGCAGCCTCCCATTGATCCATCTCTGGCTGCAACGGGCCTTCGTTGCCCTTCCAGCGTCGACGATCGGCGTACTCGGGATGCGCCAAGCAAGTCGAGAAGTCGACCGTGTAGTCGGTCGTCCCTCTGCCATCCTCGCCCCGCAAGAAGGCCGCCTGGGGGCTGCGCAGCATCCAGACGTACCCGTCGACGATGCTCTGCGCGCTCCGCTTCGCCAAGGCCTTCTCAAGCTTCGGGACCCAAGTGCCCTCAGACAGCTTGCGGCCTCGATGCCGTAGCAGCCGAAGCGCATCGAGCAGCGCCAACAGCTGCGCTGCTTCTGCTGTCCGCTTGACCTTCTCCGGCTTCGGACGCTCTTGCGTCG